GCCTTGAGCGCTGACGCATTGCCGGGAGACCCAACTTTCCTCGCGAGGCCACCCCCGTATGTCGGCTCCCATGTGTAATCCGGCGAAGAGATCGGATTGCCAGATTGATCGCTGAGTTGCGGATTAGTCAGGAGTCGGCGGTAGATGCGCTGAGTGCCAGTGGTCGTTGCGTCCGCTAGCGCAAGGTCTCCTGATGGCGAGACGCTCAAATCGCTGCCGTAATAGTGCGAAACATCGATGGTCATTGCGTGCGCCCATAAAAAAACCCGCCGAAGCGGGTTCTGTTGGTTTGAGCGTTTAGCCGCCCAGTGTGGTCGAGGTCATATGACTCGGGCCCATTTGCTGGGTCGGTACATTGGTTTGATTGCCCGTGCCATTACTCAGATGCGTGTGTCCATTAAACAGCGACTCGAACGCCGAGGTGATAAATGCCATCAGGGTTTGGCCGGATGCACCCAATGTGATTGCCGGTGCGGTAATGGCCGCAGAAACAGCCGCGACAATTGAGGCGGCCTTTGCCGATATGGTTGCGTTACCGGTGATGGTTGCCGTCATGTTCCCGGCTACGATCGCGTTCAGATTGCCCGCGGTGCTGACGTCAATATCACCGTTGGTCACCAGCTTCAAAAATGAACCGGTGGAGTGAACCGCCCAGATCTCGCCGGACGGAACGGCAATCGCCTGCTGCGTGGTCGAGAAAATGCGCCCAACGATGGTGCCGGACGATGCGTCGCCAAGTTCGAATACCACCAGAACCTGGTCGCCAATCTGAGGCCCGACAGCAACGCCCCATCCGTTACCAATGCCAATGGCGCCAAGCGGCATCCAGTTGGACTCTTCCCCCTCGGGCTGAATCAGCACTTTTACGGCATGGTTTGATGCGTCATAGCTGCTGATCGTGGCGATTTCTGGCCACGCCATGTCACTCATCGCCGCGCGCGCCTGCTGCCGCATGGCGTTTGCCATGAGATCACTGCCCTTGCTCATAGCATGATCTCCGAGTCTGGCGCGTGGCTCTTGGCAGATATGGTCATGTCGTATCCATCCTCCACGCTCAATGTGCGGCTGATTGAATCTGGATAATAAAGCTGGTCAAACGCGGTTCCGGTTCCGCTCACCCTGATGATTGACGTGGTATCTAGGCTGTTATCCCCCGGCATGGTTCCGTCCATGATGAGCTCGTGCGCAATCAGCTGCCGATACCAATTCTGGGCATGCTGCAGCGCTTGATCTTGCGTGAGGTTCGGGATGCGCTTCGAGTAGATCTGCGCGCCAGCGCCAACAGACGATTGGCCAACCTTGATGGTTTTGACATTGGAAGGGTACGTGACGGTAAAGCCCTTGCCTTGCCGTTTATTCCACGAGCGAATCTGCACCTGAATGCCGCGGGACACCGTCAAGGCCCGCTTGAATTTCATGCGTTCGAAATTGGCGCTTGGAACCCCGCCCACAGGCGACTGCTGATAAATCAGGTCGTACGGCGCAATTTTCCCCGGGTCTGGCGCCGGCTGGAAATACAGCGTTTGCCCACGCACCCAGACGTTGAAGCCTTCGCTATCCGCCAGATAGGTCAAGATGTCCCATTCTGACTGCGACTTAGCCATTTGGACGTGATCTATCTGGTAAAACTTCCCGACTTTGGCCGTTGTCTTGGTAACCGACGGTGTTAACCCATGTTTTTTTGCGAGCGCCGTAGCAATCTGGCTAGCCGTCTGATTTGGCCATTTCTGCGTTGTCTTCGTGTCCACAAAAACACGAGTTAAATCCCGTCCAGTCACGGAAAATGTCTTATTTGCAAGATCTACGTCTTCGATATCGTCCACTTGGCCGTAGATCCAACTTTGCAGCTCAGCCGGGGTGTAAAACGACGGGTTGTCCGGGAACCCGATGAACAACTCGACAAACATGTCTTCCTGCTCGCTAAACCACGCCAAATTCCGATCCGGCGGAAGCCCTTTTATCGCGAACGTAACGCGAAAGGTATCGACCGAGTAATACCCGACGTTTTCCACCTCAAGCTCGACCCAGCCTGGGATAATCTCGCCATTGATCTTCACGGCGCCGCGAGGTCGGCGCGCGGTCGGAGTGAGAAATGCAGTCATGGGAAACCTATGAGGTGAGTACTCCGCCACTGGAGTTGTTGTACGGCGGGATGGTCAGCACGGTAATGCCAGCGAGTGTCGGATCGGTCAGGCCATTGGCCTGCGCAATCAATACCCATGCCGTTGGGTCGCCATATTGCTTCGCGGCGACGTCATACAGGTTCCCGCCGCCTACGGTGATCGTGCGTTCGCTTGAGTTGGCCTGGTTAAGGTTCTGAATGACGCGCCCGAACAGCCCTTGTAATTGCACGAGGCCGGTTTGCTGATTGTTTGCAGCTAACTGAGCCTCGAATGCGGCCAGGTTCGCCGCTGGAGACGTAGACGGCATAATGCCACCAGGTGTGCTCACGCTAGACAGCGTCGTATCCGTTGTGGCCGACAACAGATCGACAGCCGTCAACGCGGCGCTGGCCGCTTGGATGATCGGAGCGACGTCGCTATACGATGCGTTGTCGAACGACGCCACGGCAGCGACTTGGGCGGCAAAGTTGGTAACCGTATTTGAGATAATCGCGCTGTTTACCGCTGCAGCGAGGCTGACAATGCTATTGACGTCGGCGGTGATGACCGCTGTGATGTCGGAAAATGGGTTGATCGACACCGGCGCAGTAAGGTCGTCCAGCACCTCGAGCGTGATTTTGTACGGGATGTGCCCAAGCTGATAATCCGGCTCAAACTTGCTGATCAGCACCATCAGCAGAATCTGGTCGTAGGACAGCAGTAGCGGCAGTCCTGAATCCTTCATGCCCTGAATAACCAAAGCCCGGTCTAGCGCCGAGTCGAATAACGAGGGGAAGAACGTACCAGACCACTGCGGCGGATCAGGGTCTTTCCCCATCGCATCAATGACGCGGCCGCCGCCGATAAGCTTTTTGACGGACAGGAGCTGAGCGCCGCCAAAGTTGATGCTCTCTGGGATCTCCATATCCTGAAATATGAAGTCCCCCAGTACCAGGATGATTGGATCCATTAACGCACTCCGGGCATGGGCATCGCTAAGCCACCGTCTAGCCCACCACCAGATCTTGGGATGTTGGCCCAGCGCCCCTGATGAACCGAAACAGCTTGAGCCACCTTCTTGCCATCGATATTGACTGCCGTATGGAGGTGCACAGTTCCTGCGAGCGATTTAGGCACGAACGTGGTCTTCTTTGCGCCGCCTCCGAAGAAGTTTTCTACGCTACCCCACAGATTGCTGAAGAAATTGATAATCCAGGATCCAAACGCGACGAATCCGCTCTTAATCTGCGGCCAGATGGTGCTCCAGTTTTGATAGAGATATCTGACGCCCAGCGTGAGCGCGGTGACCGCGCCCAGGAATAGCGCAAACGGCAGGCTGATGCCGCCGATCAATAGACCAAGAAGCGCAAAGCCGCTACATGCGGCCGCAATCATGGTGATCAGACCGCCGGTGATGAGCACCCCGGACAAAATCAGGAAACCCTCGGCGATTTTTTTGACTGCGTCTGGGTTCGCTGACATCCACGAAATCATGGTTTGCATTTTGGCATTCAGCTTTGTCAGTGCCACCGTCGCCAACGGCAGGAGCGTGTACCCCAGCTCGGTCATGGCCGATACAAAGTTGGTCTTCGCGTTCATGTACTTCTGTTCGGCAGATTGGTTGGCGAACATCGACTGGATTGAATCCACGCCTCCATAGCCACTAAATGTCTGGCCAAGCATTTTGAGTTGAGATATCGCTTGCGGGCTAGACAGCAGAGAGGCAACACGAGAACCCTGCACGCCAAAGGCGTACTGAAAATTCTTCATTATGTCCTGGCGCGCTATGGCCTCAGGATGACTTGCGAACTCCCTTGAGACGTAATCACTCAAATGCCCCATCCACTTGAAGGTGTCAAACTTTCCGTCCGTGAAAATGGTCGAATGACCCTGTGGGTCGGTGAAACCCATGCGCTTCAGGGCTTCGCCACTCTTGCCAGCCAGCAACCCAGACCCAAATACCCCAGGGATAGTGCGAGACATGGCGGCAATCAGGTTCGTGCCGCCGCGGCTGCCGGCGAATCCCAAGCGATTAAGCAATGCGGTCATCAATACCATCTGCTCATCACCGATGCCCAGCGCGGTCTTGCCCATGCCCTGCGAGTATTTCAGCGCGTTACCAACTTCGTTTAGGCCGCCAGGCACGACGAACGATGCTTTGGTCAGAAGATCCAGATATTTACCAAGCGAAGCGGGGTCGTAGTGCTGCGCCGTGTGTGCCAGACGGATGGCATCGGTCACTGACTGGTTGTAATCCGTCCCCTTCATCAGGTACTGCACGTCGGCGAACTTCGCGTATTCTGGGAGCAGCTTTGTCACGTCCGGCGCAGCAAGCCCGGTACCGGTGGCGACCAACTTACCCATCTTGGCAACGTCGATATTGCTGAAAACGGTCTGAGACGCGACACCTTCAATCGCATGGCGCATGTCAACCATCTGACTGGTTGTGCCGCGCGCCGCGACCTGGATGCCAAGCATCTGCTTTTGCAGCTCGGCTGCGCGGTCGATGGCGAAGATAAAAGGGGCTGCGATCGCCGCACCAGCGCCGACAAGAGCGCCACCAACGGCCATCTGCTTGCCAATCTTGGTAAGTCTCCCTTGGAACTCTTCCGCGCTAACGTTCGCGCCCTGCAAGCCTTTGCTGATTAACAACAATCCATAGGTCACGCCGTTGATCAGCGATAACTTGATGGCGACAGAGTAGGCCTCAAATGCCATAATGATTTACCTATTCAGAGCACATTCACATGGCAAAAAAACCACGCGTGTTGCAATGGCGCGAAAATGAGATTGAAGATGTGCCGTTTGAAGAATTACCAGGGCGTCAGGCGTATGACAGAGCCCCGCGCCTACCAAAGCAAAAGCCTCGCGCAAAAATAAACATTGCCCAAGGAATGGCTCTATTTGGCGTGTCTTTTGCTGTGCTGATGTATGCCGGGGCGGCGCTTGCGCTTGTGCTGTTTATCTTTTATTCGGCGATATTTGGCTAATCTTGGCCTTTGCCAATTATTGGCGGGCGGACGCCTATAATCTCGGAAATCATGGCTTCAGCCACAATCCGTAAGATGCGATCCTTATTTCGATACCACGCAGGCCATAAAACAGGCCTTGGCGGCATTTTTGATGTGCCAAACTCGTGATAAATCAGGATCTTCCCTGCACCCTCTTCTTTTGCTCCGACCACAGCTTCTAGCCCGCTCACCTCGTGGGTGATGGCATCCCGCATATCCCCCGTCCTGAGTAGCGGAGCATCTAGCGGGAATCCCTTACGTGCTTTATCTGCCTCTGTCGAATCCGCAAGCTGCGCCCATGCTGGAGATATCCCAGCCTCACTTTGGTAATGCCCGATCTCTTCCTTGGCGGTATCTTCAATCACCAAACATGCTTCATCAAGCGCCAACTTTGCCGCGATCATTTGCCCGGCGGCCACCTTTGCGAGATGCAGCCCAAGCGCGCCCATGCTCGAAAACTCACGGCTCATGACCGCTCCTTAAAGCTCATGGTGCAAAAGTCGAACTCCTGCCCTTCCATCTCGCTAAAAATGATGCACCAGCCCGCGCGAGTGATATCGTCAAGCTGGAATGCCAGGTCAACCGGGATATGATTTTTCACAAGCCATAGCGCCTCGCGGATTGGGCCTGACTGGACTATTTTTTTAGTGCGTCTCGGTCGGCCTCCGGATTGGCTGCAGACACACGCTCATAAACAGCCTTTACGACGGCGGCGATGCCATCTTCGTCGAGGCGAGTTATCAGTGCTTCGAGCTGGGCCTTGGTTGACGGTGGCGGGACTGGCGATCCGTCAATCGAGACGACATACAGCAGCGGCAGCACCATGTTCATGTAGCCGACGTTGGTCGAACTGTTGCCAACCACTTCAGCCAGTCGGTACTGCGCCAGCGCGCCAGGCTTGCTCAGGGTGATCTGACGACCGCGCGAGTCCTCGGCGGTGAATTCTTGCGTGGAATTGTCGATCAACTGTTCGGTCGGCGTGCGAACGGGCTTAACGGTTACTTTTGGATTGGTCATTTGATCAGCTCAGTTGAATTTTGCGGCCAGCTTCGAACGTCATCTTCTCGGTCACCTTGTCTTGCCCCTTCCACGTCCCGGCGTCTTCTGGTGTCAGTGCAATGTCTGTGTACTGCCACTGACTCGTCGAGCCGTCGAGCTCTTGGATGGTATGGGTGATAAAGATTGCATCCGGCGGTAATCCGGCAAAAAAATTGGCTTCGACACCGGCAAAATAGGTATCGAAAGAAGCGTCCTGACGATCAAGTTCGATGGTGCCGGTATGGCCATCTGGGATCGTGCGGTGACGAATGCGGCCATCAAGCGCGACGCTTTTGAGCTTGACGACTGTCGGCTTGGTTTCGAACGAGGTAATGCCGTTGAAAGTGATCTTTCCGAGCGTTGCGCTGATGATCGTCAACTGATAACCGTCACGCCCGGTATTGAAACTATTGGGTGCCGTCATTTATTTGGCTCCTGGCATAGATAAAGCCCGCGCGATGGCGGGCTTTATGGTTTGGATTTACTGGACGGTGACTTGAACGCTTGATCCGCCCTGCAGCGAGATCAGGAACGTCCTGACGATGGATTCGTACTTGACCTGTACGAGCGCTTGCATCAAGCCCAAGGAAACGTTGTTGTTTGGGTTATTGCTGGCGTTCAGGGTGACCAGGAACGGCACGGCAGTCGGGTTGTTGACGTCGCCGATGTACTTACTGACCATCCACAAGCCCGTCAAGAAGGCGCCGAGCGAGTCGGTCACATCCTTGCGAAGGTCGCCGGTTTGTGGATTACCAATCGCGAAGCCGTAGTTCGCTGCCAGCGTCATCGCCAGGAAGTTCGTCATCGTGGTGTACGACTCGGAATTGGTCGCGGCCTGGCTGGACGTGTTGCGATCAGTCTGGAAGCTGAAATAATTACCGCCAGCGCTCGGATTAGCGAGCATGTCCAGGCGCCCGTTTTGCGCGGCAAGCAATTCGGCATCGCTATACGGTTGATTTGCAATGCTGCGGATCGTACCAATGAGCCCGTTGACAGGCTTGTTCAGGGTCGATTGGTTCGGAGCCAGGTTGGCACGCATCGGCGCCCAGAAGGTTGCCGGGCCAAGCAGACGCTGCACGTTATTGACAGTGTCCTGCCAGTAAGCCCAATCGCCGTTCAGAGCCTTCAGCCCGTAGGTATCGACGCCAGCGGTGTTAAGTGCCGCTGCAGTCGTGGCAATCGTCGCAGCAGGAGACTCTTGCGCCGCGCCAAAGATGCCATTTTGCAGGCAGAAAGCGGCGATCGTACCCCACAAGCTCGATGTCTGATGATCGACCAAGTTCAGGGTTTGGACATTGGTCGATTGATGGACATACATGCCGGTCGGCGGCGAAGTATTCGCACCGATCAGCGTGGTGTCGGTCACGCCAGCCGCGCCGTCAGTGCCGCCAGCCAGGGTGTAGGATGCCAGAGCAGGAACAGCCGTCGATGTGCCGATAGAGGCCACGGCGATTTGAGATGGCCCACGCACGCCGGACTGGCCGTTGTTGACCGCGTTGACCAGATTCGGCCATACGCTGGTGGTTAAGGCGATTGATCCGCCAGTTCCTCCGCCACCACTCAGGGTTGCGGTTGCGCTGGTATAGCCGCTGCCGATTACGCTGGGGGTGTAGACTCCCAAACCCCATACAAGGGTGACGGTCGCGCCAACGCCAACGCCGGAGGTCGATAACTGCGCCACCGGATTGGTCGGTGCCGCGCCGCCTGCAATATTGCCGGCATTGGTGACGGCCAAGGCAGTGATCGCGCCAGCCGCGGCGGTGACGGTCAGGATGACGCCGTTTGATAGGGTGATGGTGTCGCCAGTCACATAGCCTGAGCCAGCATTGGCCTTAGTTGCAGTGAGGGCCTTGAGCGATACGGAGCCAGACGCTTGAACACCGTTGGAATTCTGCGGCGCACTGACGATTACAGTCGGGGTCTGCGTGAACCCAGTTCCCGGCGTGACGGCGCCAGAGGCCACGCCTTGGGTCAGGTTGTCGTACACCTCGCCGGAGAAGCCCGGCAGCGCCAAGGTTAGCTTGTAGCTATTCGCCTGGGTGCCATTACCAACCGTCGCGGCCATGCTGTTGCCGAGGATGCCGGTATAGATGCCGGTAATCGTCGAGCCATTAACCGACGATCCGTCGAGCAGCTGAGTTGTTGCGGCAGTATCAGTACCATCCGACACACGCACACCAACGTTGTTGCTCTGGCCGAGTTGGAAGGCGACCGCGATAGCCGTTGCCAAGTCGTGCATGCGCACGGTCTGATTTCCCCAGTTCATCGCATTGGCCTGCGGCGAGCCGGTGATCAGCGGGGAATTAACGGGGCCCCACGACGCTACGCCGACCAAGCCGTAGCCATTGGTGGCCACGCCCTGCACCACGGCGGGCGGCGCGACGATCTGAACGTCAACACCAGGGGCGAGTGCGCCAGCAGTGTTAATCTGGCCAAATTGATAAAGCATGAGGATGTCCCATAAAAAAAGCCACCCGGAGGCGGCTTGTTACTGGATGGATGCGTGGATTAGCGCGGGATGACCTTACGGACGTGATGCGCGGTGTCGCTGGCCAATACCTTGGCGATTTCTGCGTCATCGGTGATCTGGTCGCCGCGACGATAGCTTCCGAACGGGTGGACGACGACGAGGTCGTGGGTCTTCTGCGGTGCGACGGGCGCATCCGGCTGGGTTTCGTTTGCCATTAATAGCTCCGGTTAAGGATCGGCGTGCCGTCCTCGGTTTCGTATTCGGTTGTGACCGCCACGACGGTGGCGACTTGCTCGGTGACCGTGGTTGCGTATTCGACGGTGTAGAACAGGTCGCGGCGGTAGATGTTGGCGTTCTGCACCTCGTCAGATAGCCTGCTGGACTTGTACCGGCAGCGCGCTCCAAAGCCGTCGATCATGGTGAGAAAGTTTATTTGCGCCAGCGCCAGTTTGATCGCCGCGCCAATCGTTGCTCGAGTCGTTGGATCGGGCGCCCAAACAGTGACTTGGAAAAGCTGTTCTTGCCGCTCCCACTCCGTCGTCACAGTACCGGTCGCACCGACTCGCGCCGCAGACGGGGCAATACCGGCCGGCAGCGTGATAACCGATCCTGAACTGACGGTTCCGGGAAACGCCACGGCAATTAGTGCGGCCAATCCGGTGGCGATGCTAGTCAGCGTGTCAGTTGTCTGAACCGGGTAGATGAAAGCTTGTCCTTCGATGATCGCCGCTACATTCTCAGGCGTGAACGGTGATGGCATCGCGCCGCCTACGGTCAGAGTATTTCCGGAGGCTGCAAGCGTGATCGTTGCGGCCGCAATGGACATGACGTGCGCTTTTGGCGCGTACCGCGTCACGTTTCGCTCTGATCCAGTTGATTCGAAAACACTTACGTGAGAGGTTTCAGCCGTCAAGTCGGCCTGCAGTACGTTTGGGACTGGCCATCCAGTCATAATCTTGATTGGATTACCCGTAATGCTTCCGCTGCCGGTCCCGTTCGGGTAAAGCACGCCGGCAACATACGTGGCGAGCGTATTGAGTACGTCTTGAACGTCTGCCATGGCTATGCCTGCTGTTGTGTCGCGGTGATGCGCCAACCCATGTCAGTGAGCTCGGCGCTTGAGATAAGGTATTTCCGACTTAGATCATCAAGCAGGATGTCCGATGTCCGGAGTGTGACGCCATGAACAGACGGTAAAATGACATGCCAGCTTGGATTTCTGAAGTCCGTTGGCAGATCAACCTCATTCTTTCGCCCGCCACCACCTTCGAGGATGCTTGCCGGCCACCCGGCCATCAGAACAACTTCGGTGCTTGACGTGTCTCCAGCCTGACCAATAAAGCCCTCGGTCACAGATCCCATTGATACGCGCAGCACGCTGATGGTGCGATTACAGTCAACCATGTAGATCGGAAGCATCTGCTGCAGTGTTGCCACAAACAGCGTCCCTTCGACCCCAACGATGTAATCCCCAACTGCGAGCTGACTACCGTCCGCGACGGCATACCATGTGGCCTTGCCGTAGACGTTTGGCCTGGCGTACTTTGGATCGTCGGCATTCAAACTGACCAGCAGGTCAGGCATTGCATTGCCGGGGTCGAGCGGGTTGCTAACGCCAGATGGGCGGAAATGCTGGTAAGGCGTGCCGATGATCTTGGCAGCCTTGGCATATCCAGCCCACACCTTCGCGTTGATCGTTGCGCCGTCCATTACTTGCCTCGGCTTTCTCGGTAGGCTCTTAACAACCCCATGGTGATGGCTTGCATGGCATACGCCTCCATTTCCCTTGAGGGCCGATCCTCGCCGATCTGACTGCAAATAAACTGCCAGACGTGTGTAGCCTCATGGACGATTAAGCCGACCACACCAACGCCGTCTTTGTCACTTATCCGTTCAGAAATGGTAACGATGACAACCAACTGCCCATTTGGCCCATCAAAGGCTGATGTGCAACCATCCATTACCGGGTATTCGCTACCGGCGACGCGAAGCAACTTCATGGCCCGCGTCCATGCCTTTTCGCTTGGGCAAAAACCGAAACTCACAGGCAGCCAGCCTCGATCGCACCAGATAACCTTTTTCATCACACCACCATCGCGCCGCGATTGCCGCCAAAGTTTGGCCCGGGCGGAATGCCCATGAAGTTGCACAGCTTTCGGCGCCATAGGTTCAGCAGGCGCTCACGGTCGCGTACTTCGTTTTTGTTATGCTTCCAGACTGCGGCCTCATCGGTGTCCAGGTTCGCGCTTGCACCAGGGATCGCCGACTCCAGCGTGTAGAGATTAGTCAGGTAGGTATTGACCAGCACCGCCCCTTCATCGACGCTCATGTGCTGCATGCGATACTCCAATGCAAGGTACTGGCGCATGATCCACGGGGCCGGGAACACGACCGCGCCATCGCCATAAAGCGGGTACCCGCAGAATCGGCGCACGTCCACAAGCTGGGCGCTCGTGGGCACGAACGGGACGAAGGCCATAACTATTCCTCGATCTGTTCGAGCGGTGCGCCAGCGCGGGCTAATGCAGAAATCGTTGCCGCATCGTCGATTGCATCGAATTTTTCGCCGGCTTTGTGCAGCACAAAATCACGGCACTCATTCACGATGCTTTGAGTTTTTTGGAGCACAAAAACAATGCGCTTTTCTGTGTCACCCTGCTCTACTGCCTCAGACTTTTTCGGTTTGCGCGCAGGCTTCGGCTTGCCTTGTTGCGCTTCGGTGTCTCCGACCAATCCGGCCGGCTCAATTAATTCTTCGGGCATTGTCTTCTCCAGAAAAAACAGGGCAGCCGCTAAGCCGCCCTGCCTTGATTACAGCGATTCCAGCAAAATACCGCGCTTGTAGGCGCTATTGTTCGCGGTCGGGATCGTAGTCGGGTTGGCCAGGGTATCAGACGGGACAACGAAGCCGCCGATATAGCTCCAGGTTTGGGTAACAACCTGTTTCAGGACGTCCAGCGGCTCGCGAGTGATGTGGGCAACGCCATCGATAATTGCAATCATGTCGTCACGATCTACGCCTGCCAATGCCTCGGTGTACGCGGAATTAGTGAACTCGCCTTCAACCAGCGCGCCTTGGCCGACCAAGATGCCACGTCGAACAACACCAACGCCAGACAGGGTTTGCACCGGGTTCAGGTTGGTTTCGATGATGCGCACGCCCAGCATTTCGGCGATGATGCCCTTCTTGTATTCTTCCGACGTCACCTGCCCGCGGAAGAACTGCTGGAAGGCCGGATCGTTATACAAACCGGTCGCTTGAATCGGGTCGATGTACAGGTGGTACATACCGGTCGCATCAACAGGCGGGGCGCCGTTCGCCGACATGGTGGCCTTGGCGGTCAGAACCATTTGCATGGTCAGCTTGCCAAGGTTGATGTCGTTCGCACCGGAGATCGCTGCGGTGGTTGCTGCCATCACGTTGGTGGCGGACAGGCTCGGGCGGATCACATACGGAGCGATAGCGGAGACAACTGCATTCAGCGCCGTGCCGTCCAACACAGAAACGCTGGCCGAGAAAGTCAGGGTGCCGGACACGCCGCCGGGCGCGGTGGAGACATTGGTTCCGTCCACGGCAACGCCAGTCAGGCTGTACACGTCGGCGCCAACGGTGACATTTACCGGATTGCCGGCGGAGACGTTAACTACCTGGCCTGCGCTGTTCAGCGTGGTCTGGAAGCCGCGCACATCATCAACAGCGATGGTCACGTCCGGCGAGCCAAGGGTGACGCGCACGCGAGTATTGCCGCCCATATAGGTGTTATACAGAGCCTGCTGAGCCAGAGTATCGACCGAGCGGAACGCCTGCTCGCCCAAAGTCCAAGCGTTGCGCAGGAAAATATCGGCAATCGCAACCCGTTGAGTCACGATATTGAGGTATGCCGGCGCGCCGTATTGAGCCACTTGCAGGATGTACTGCTCAACGCTGAAGTTCTGGCCAGTCAGGCCGCTGGTGATGTCGCTATTCGCGGCAGGCGCCATCGGGGTGGTGATGGCCGGCAGCAGCCCAGTGCGGGTCTTGGTGATCGTTTCACCAATGTTCGCCGTGAACGGCTCGCGGTCAGCAATCTCGCGGAAACCGAGTTTTGCCTTGAGCGGCAGTCCAAATTGATGCTCAAGAAATCCAGCTTGAATGACGCTCTGCAGCGCGGTCGGCAGGTTATTAAGTGCCATGAGTGTGAGTCCTTAAACGATTGGTTTGTTCTGTCTTGCCCTCGTCGTCAGGACTCACGGGCTGCGGGTATTGCTTAACGTTTTTTGAGCGGAGAAAGCCCCAGTTCACGCGCCTTGGCGTCCCGCTCTTCTTGGGATGCTGTATTCGCATTGAAGGGCTTCGGCTCTTCTTTCCTGGGGGGCTCTTTGGTTTGAGAGGTGGTAGTTTTCGCACCAAAGAGATACGGTTTTGCCTCTTTAAGCGAAGTCATCAGCGCTTCTGCGCCAACAACGTCGCCTTTTTCGTCGAGCGCGATGCTCGACAGGTCGGCGAGTTTTAGTCCATCCAGATCAACCATGCCTGCCTTGATGGCTTCTGCCTTCAGCTCGGCGCGAATGATTCGCTGTTCGGCCTTGGTGTGCGTTTCCGTTACGCGAGCATCCGCCTCGGCAGCGGCCTTCGCGGCCTTCGCTTCTGCGTCCTCTTGCGCCTTCTTCGCTGCATCGACGGCTTCCTGAGCCTTCTTTTCAGCTTCTGCGGCGCGAGTGCGGTAGCTGGCGTTTTCCTGGCGCAGCTCTTGCACATACTCGCGAGAGAACGTTTCCTTGCCCTGTACTGGAGCAGCGGCCTGCTGAGTCACCGGAGCAGCGGCAACGCTGGGCTCTTCGGACATCAGGCGGGTCTGGCGGTTAAAAAATCGACGATTGAGCATCTGGCCCTCACAAAATAAAAAAGCCCGCATCTAGCGGGCGTGGTTGGTTTCTGGCATCAAGCCAGGTTTACTGGTTAAACGTAATCGATCTGCGTCAGAACATCAGCCGCCGCCGGGGCGGTGGTGTCGGTATCGGCCAAGTTTTGAGTGATAGCGATCGTGATTGCCGCCGAAAGCGACAATCCAATATCGTTAAGATCAAAAAACGACTGGGAGGATGCAGGCAGTTGCAGCGTGCGGGCAGGGACAGTCGTCCCCACAACAACGCTACCCTGGGCTAGGTTGTAAATTTTCAGGTATCGAGCGCTGGCTGCAGCGTTGATGCAGTGCACCTTGTGTATTTTCCCGGCAGATGCCTTGACCGCCACCGGCGTGGTTGCCGCTGCGCAAAATGCTCGGTAGGTCGACAAGCCTGTGGGCGTCGCACTGGCGGCAAACGTCGGCAGCAGAGATGACGGGTCAATGCCGGCGGTCACAATAGACACATCAGGGACAGAACTGACAATGGTCGTCATAACGACAGTGCCGGCTCCAACAATGGAAGAAGTCAGCACAAACCTGAATTGCGGGAAACCGGCGACGGACACTTACCATGCGTGAGTCCCGGGGCTGCCGGACAAGGAAAATGAGCTGTCAGTTTGGTAGCTGTCAGTTCTGGCTGCTTTTACCGGAATCCACGTCGCGCCATCATAGACTTGGAAGCCGACAACACCACCCGTCAGCCCGGCCGGCGGCACGATGGTCACAACAACCTGATCCATCCCTCCAGTCGCCATTGTGAAGGAGGTGTTTAGCGGTGTTGCTGATGTCCAATTGGAGGCAACCGGCGCCTGAAACGCATCGACCACTGGTACGGGGTTTGCCTGACTGGCAGCATGCGGCGTACCGCCCGCATCTATGGCCATGACAACCACGCCAGCGGCAGAATTGCCGGTCTCGCCCGGGGTGCTTACGTTGAACTTTACCTGGGAAGCCATTTATGGCCTCATTCGTTGATCTGTGCCTTAACCTGCGCGTTTTCATTGCGCGCGGCCATATCGGCATCGGCTAACAGCTTTTCAGCGTTAGCGTCTTCAATGTCGTATTCAGCAGAGAGGATCTTGATTGCTGTTTCACGGCTCAGCAGGCCCGCGTCGCAAAGCGTTTTTAGAGTTGTGGCGCGGTTAAGCATGTCCTGCAGGGTTGGCGCATACCAAACGGGCCATCGTAAGGAGACAATGGCGCCAGCGTCGAACTTGCCAACCTTTAAGCCATCCTTGTAAACCAAGGCAATCTGCTCAGAGGCTCGAATAATCATTGTCACAAGGTCAACAATTGCGCCTTTCCCGTAGCTAATCCGCAGCTTGTCGGCCAGCCATACTAAGGGCTGATTCATCAACTCCATGGCTCGGCCAGACTGCGCGGCGGCGATTTTCTCGTTGCTTGCGCGATTGCCGTGCATGGTTTCGAGGGCGATTTCGCGCAGATGCTTAACGTAATCAATGACGGCTGCAACGCCATCACCGTTGATCTCCAGCAGCTTGGCATCATCTTCCGCGCCCAGCATCAGGGCATTTGCGGCCCCTTTGACGCGCGGTGAGCTATCTTCATCATCATCGCCACCGCCCTCCTCTTTGATGACCAGCGTGGGGTCTGACATGAATTTTAGCCCGCGGCCAGCCTGTGACAGCTGATAATCGACTTCAATTTGGCAGTCGATCGCCTCGGGATGAAGTGTTGATGCGCCGTCGATACCATCACCGCCAGGTAGGTTCTTTACCCAGGCAACCGGCACAAAACCAAGCTTGTGCTCAACCGACCGCTTGACGTCTATCTCTGGCGCGACCTTCTTGTCTACGATCTTCCATGGCGTGTACCAAGCCTCTTGCGACGTATCCCAAACCCGCTGAAACCAGAACGTCGCGCCAAGGTCATCATCCTTTATTGCGTAGCCGCTATCGCTCAAACTCTGACCGCTAACCTTGTATTTCTCCGTGACTGAGATCAGCGTGTCGGGCGCGTCTGGATCCCATTGCGGCGTCAGCGTGTCCGTGTCCATCACGGACAGGAAAGCACGGCCTTTGAGCACTTTGAGCACGATGGCGATACTACCGACCGCACCGCGCGTGGCGGCGTCGATCATGACTTGGTTCAGCCCAATCTCATCGAGAAGGCGCTTCATCTGCGCTTTTTGTTCTGGATTTGGCAACTCTACTGCCGGGAAATTTCCCTCGGAGAAAAGTAGCGCAACCGCATCATCAACAACCGTACGGCAAAGGTTCGTGCGTACGCTTGGGCGCCGGTCTCGTAGCGGGACATACTCGTTTGCGCCGGTCGTCTCGGTATGGAACGGGTGAGGCAACTTGTCATACATGGTCCCATCTAGCACGCGCCGCAGCATCTGCAGCCGGAACGTGCGCGCGGGCATATCGGTGTCCTGATCCCATTTTGACTGGATGGTTTTGTACATAGGGATCCTGTTATCGATTCATGTGCTGAACGTGAGTAGAGCGCGCCTTCGATGGTTTGATAATTGGCCACAGCCGGACAATTGGGTAAGTCCCAGCGTCATTGACGTGGTCAACGCCGCTTTTTTTGTCTGGCTCGCCATTCTTGTCGTATGCCTGCTGTTCTAGGCCTTCGGTAAACTTCGGACAGCGATGGATATTGACCTTCATCCGCCGTTCGCCCTGTCCGTTCAATAGCATGGCGTTCGTCGCCAGGACACGGTCTTTCACCGCCGGATTACTTCCGGTGACGTGCAGCGCGAACCCTGATTGCCGAAGTATCGACAGATCGGACTGACTGGCGCTCTTGCTGCTCGCGTTCTGGCCGGAGGCGTCCGGATAAATCGTGATGGCGTGGCCGGTGGATTTCCATCGCTCGACAATCATCCGAGCTATTTCCGGGGTGTCGCGCACATCAACCAGTTCATCCACGGCTATCGGGTTGCCGTCGCGGATCACATAGACCACTGCGGCCATGCGCAGGACATTGAAGTCCATGCCGATGTGCAGCGGCTCGCCTGGCTTCATCTCGGCGCCAGAGTGGTTTAGCTTGCGGTCGAAGCATGGGTAAACCGATCCGGAGGCCAGATTGCAGAACTGGCCCTTCAGATACGCAAGAATCAGTTGCGGCGGGTACGATTGAATCAGCGACGGAATATAGTCCGCCGGCAGGTTCAGCTCATTATCGAAAGTTGACGCTTGGATAAGCCCGTACAGCGTGGCTAGCTCAGGCTTTGCGGCAATCTGTTTGACGAACTGGTCGTAGACGAACTTGAAACCCTCTGGCGTCGTCGTCACATCCACGCCATTCCTGAGCCCATCAACGTTGTAGCGCATCCTGGCAATGATTTTGCGCCAGGCGTTCTGAGCCTTCTCCGCCTTCAGGACATCTAACTCATCGCACAGCGCCTTGCCAATTTTGAAGCCGATGATCGTTTCAGGCTTTTCCATCGACCGGCAAATGATCGTGCCTCGCGACTTCCGGCCCTCAAAAACGTGAACTTCCTTGTTTGACTCGTTGATATTGACGCTCAAGCCCCAGTCAAACGCCACTTCCTCAATGGTCGGGTAGAAGATGTCGCGAATCTGCGGGTAAGTCGGTGCGAAGTATCCGGCATTGATTCGCGGAAACTCCCAGAAGTGTTGCATCAGGCCGCCGCAACCCACCCACGTCTTGCCGGAGCCGAACCCAGCCACATAGGCGCGGAATTTATGATCCATAGCCAGGAACTGCGATTGCGGCACGTTAAGGCTCGGCATCGTCGCGTTTCCTTGCGTCTTTCACCTCGACAACGATCTTCACAGGTGTCGGCTTGTCGTCGTCTGGGTCTTCCAGATCTCGGGAGGCCTTGGCAATTGCCAGGCGCTTTGCCTCGACTTCCAGCCGGTGAAGCTCTTGGGCTCGATCCTTCGCTTCCTGGCTTTCGTACATCCCAAGAATCTTTGTGACTTGTTCCAGCGCCTTGTCTCGGTCGCGCAGCAGCAGCTTCAGCCCGTCTTTGCCCTGGTGGACGCCGTTGTATAACTCGCGCGCGGCACCCTTGAGATTGCGGGTATCGTGGACATGAATCTTGCCGTGGCCTTCGCCGGAGCACTCGGGGCACTCAGGGTGCGGCGGCCGAGTGGCGGTGAAGCCAAATCCGCCGGCTATATCAGGCTGGTCACCACCGCTATCGTCGGCTTCTTTCTGCGCCTGGGTAAATTCACCGTCAGTCCACTGGTACAGATGGTCATCGCCCCAGCAGTGTCGGCAGCAATCGCGTCGGTATTCGACAAGGTCGTTTGCATCGACGTCGGCCAGAGCCATCCAGCGCAACAACACTCTCTCAGGCGTGACAGCCGTTGACTCGGCCAGTTCTTTCCGCCGCTGCGCCATGTAAACCTGAACCCTAGTTTTCCCTAGCAGTTCAGGCCCAATTTTGTCAGCGTTCCTTGCGCTGTATCCAGCAAGGATCGCGGCCTTCGTTGCGTTCAGTTCGGCCTCGCCGAGATACATCTCGACGAACTTCTTTTGCTTGTCTGTTACCATGAGGCTCTCGCCTCCTCGGCGTGCTGGTTTCTCGCGAGGAATTTAGTTGCAAAAGCGCAACCGGAACAAAATATCATCCCGCCCGCTGATTATTCGCTTGAACTAGGAACAATGTTCCTATATATTGAATTCATAGGCCGCTCACATCGAGAAGGCGAACCCGGAGTACAGATCATGAACCAGCACGTCATCGACTACCTGCATGCCAAATTCAACGCAATGAAAGCGGACCCGAAGCACGACGCGCTGGATCTACTGAAACTGGCTGTCGAGGTTTCGAAGTACCTCAACATGAATGCTTAATACCGCCCCGCAAGGGGCTTTACTCTTTTGGAGCCCGCATGATTCCGAACGCAGACAACTACAACCCGTCTACCGAATACGCCGCACAACTTGTCGCCGATATCGGTAGATCTCAGACATGGATTGCCAAGCGCCTCGGGGTGTCTGACCGGCGCGTGCGCTACATCCTCAACGGGTCGCGAATCGTCAATGGGGAGCCGACGCCAGTCGCCATGAGCTATACCGAGCAGTTCGCCCTTGAGTGCTTGGCTGAAGCGGTAAAAGCTGCGGCTAACCTGTAGGCTCCCGTTTCACGCCACCAGAGGCAGCGCCATCTGGATCTTCTCGGCAATCTGCGTGACGCGCTGCAGGAGTGGCGGCTTCTGTTTCTTGTGTTCGCTCAGTCCACGCCCACAGAGACTGGCGAATCGCTCTTGGCAATCCAGGTTGGCCTTTGCGTCGTACCATTCGGCAATTAGTGACCGGTTATCGGTCTTCTGGGCCTCGATGGCGTCAAGCTGGTCCAGCACCCAGCGGCGGAAAGCCACGCCTTTGGAAGTGCGGGCAAACATTCCCAACAGGTGCGCCCCTCGCAGGCTAAATAGGCGCATTTCAATCGGCGGCTGCCCATACCCCAAACTGAGGCCCCGAATTTCCGTGGTCATTGATGCAGAAAATTCGGAGGTGTGCCTTGCGAAGATTTGCCCGATTTTGTTCGTTCTCGCGTAGCCGAGTGCGCGGGCAATGTCGGTAGATCTAAGCCAAAACCGCCCATCATGCTCAAAAAGAGGGAGCGACTTGTTCTCAAAAGTCAGTTCTTGCATGGTTTTCTCACAGAGTAATAGGCCCAGCGGCCAATAAAAAAGGCGACCCCATGAGGGCCGCCCTGTTTGATATGTCGGTAAACCTGCAGCGCCTCACGGCAGATGCTTATTCATCGTCCATTGCTCCGCGATCCGGCACGCCGTCCAGATAGTCGTCTTTGTCCTCTACATCCTGTCGGCTCTCGGCGGCCGCCTGGCGGATACGCTCGATGCTTTTCTCGCCCGCTAGGGTCGCCCAGTTGTCTGTCAGGATCCCGTACATGGCGCGTCCTCGAATAGTTGCCGGTTTTCGTGTATTTCACACAGGGAGCGCCGGCGTCCAGTGGCCAGCGCTGCACGGAAATGAATTAACGCGCGGCGCCTGGCTTGTTCAAACCCTGACGTACTTTTGCACCTGCTGGCGGCTTAGCTCGATCTCATCGTTTCCACGCAGCGTGTCCAGCAAGCGAAACACGATACTAGCGTGCTTGATCTCGGTCACCTTTGCGGCGCCACTGTGGTCGATGAGCACGTTCTGGCCTTCGCGCAAGTGCAGCGCGTCGAGAACGACTTTGGCGTGTGCCATGTGCATATTTAATTGTCCAGGTTGAATAGCCACACGAACAGAACGCCAATCGGGCCAGCCAGGCATAAGGCGGCTAGCCACACATACCATGGGACGGATTTATGCATGGTGAACCTCAAATACAAAAGCCCAGCACCTGGGAAGATGTGGGGCTTGGAAATTTGTGCTGCGGGTTGGCCTCGAACCAACGACATCCAGCTTACAAGGCTGGCGTTCTCCCCGTCTGAACTACCGCAGCGGTAAATCATCACCCGGCGATCACATCGGGCCGCATGCGCGGACGGCAACACCTGATCCAAACGCAAAAAACCCGGCCAGATCCAGCCGAGAGGGCCGTTTTTTGCCGGGTTTAATATACAAGCGCAATTATGCAATGTATCTAATTATGAATTATACGCACGAAGATCGTGCCGATCAAGCTTAAATGGATAGCCGATGGATTTAAGCGGCTTTTTTGTGTGTTTTCCCCACACTGCTTTTCACCACGCCCGACTCGCACAAAACATCCGCCATATTGGCTTGGGCTTGCGACTCCAGGGTCTTGAGTGCGTTGGCCACTTTGTAAAATGCCTTCTTTACCTTGTCCTCGCCCTCAGAGAACTGTGTCGCAATGCTGGCGAATGTCCGCTTGGCTGTCGAGGGCAGAAAGTGGCGCATCACCAGCTCGCGCGCCATGCGCTCATGGATAGTCTCTGCCGCAGGCATTGCGATGTTCGTCGCCAGCAGCACGCACGATCCCCTAAATCCATCTGACAATTCCGCCCGCCCGCAGCACTCGCAGCGCCCAGCATCCTCGTCATATGGGCTGCCAAACCTCGCCACCAGCGCGGCCTCTTTGACCTTGCCAAGCTCGAAGGCCATGTAAGCGATAAAACCCGCCTGCGCGGCGCCATCGATGCCAATCAGTCCCAAGCCATTCCCCAATGGCGTCGGATCGACTTTTTGCACCTTTGCGTACTGCTGGCTGCTGAATCGGAATGCGAACATCAAAGCGTCCGCCAAGTTTTCCCAGATGTAATCTTTTTCCATCGCCCTTGCCCGCCCCTTTTGAATTACGCCCCAATAATCGAAACTGTCACTTGCAACCCGCCCCCAGGTCGCACTGATGATCTAACTACTGATAGCCGATCAATCTGGCTGTCGTCGCCCCACACCCCCGCGTGGGTCAAACTATCGAGCGTTGCCTTGATGATGTTGTCCACGTCCCGTTTGCGCTTGTCTGGAGGGCTCATGATGATTTCAACATTTAGGCGCCCAGCGATTGGCTTTCGACCGAGAAACATGGCCCTGACCGCTTCCCGATATGCCCGGCCTTTCTCACTAATCATGTGACGGCCAGCCAGTGGTCCGCTTGTCGGGTGGCGCCAATAGCTGTTCACGGAAGGCGGGTATGGCATTGCCAGCACGTAGTCGCTCATGTGCCCGGTCATCGAGACTTCCTTTCGCAATGTGTGCACTTCAGCCCTTGTACCAAAATCACCCCTTTCGTTCCGCCATCCCCATGACGGTCTTAACTTACGGCTTCCAACTCGGATCTACTTCAAGCATCGCCTGCGTGTACCAATAGAGCTGAGCAAGCTGTCGTCGCTGTTCTCTGGCAACGAAACATTGCCACCGGCAAAAGAGTGCAACGTGTGCATTCATCTCAACTCCTATGCCGCTTTGCGGCTCATTACTGCAGCGGCCTTTGCCTCTGCACTCGTTCTGAAATTCCCCACAAGCTTCTCTAGCCGCCACAACTCGAACCGCTCTGGCACGGCTAGTGGGTAGCGGTAGATTCGCCACTCGCCGGACTTGATGCAGAGGTCTGTGACTTTTATCCAGTTCATTGCGCAAACCACACCATCAAAATCAACGGTGAAAATGTGATGGCCAGCACCACGGCCAGGGCCACAGTGGTGACGGTTTTATGTAGTCCGGTGCGTTTCATGCTGCCCCCTTGATTTCCAATAGTCCCAGATCGCGCATGCGGCGCAAGGTTCGAATATTGGCCCGACGCATGTACCAATCGTTCTCACCCGGTTCGAATTGATGCGGCACACGGCCATCAATCACGTCATGACAGGCTGAACATCCGAATCCGCTACTTAGGTCATCGGCCTTGCGCGCCCAGCCATGAGACTCGTCAGGCAAGTGGCAAAGAACGGTTGTTGACCAGTTGCCGTTACAGACACCGGGTATTTGAAAGGTGCAAGGCTCCCCGGCGGCGCTATCGCGGATCTGCTTGGATTGGATACGATTGGTTTGGCGCTTGCCGGTGCCAGGCGTATCACCTGGACGTGGAACGCATTTCGATGGGCGGGTGGTTGAACTCATAGAATCCTCGTCACGATGTTTCCGCCCGAGCGGCTAGGGAGCGATGCATATCGATTTGCAGTGCGAATGGCCTCGCACAGCTCGTACGTAGACTTGTATCCACGCGGTAGAATCTCGTTACGCGTCTCACCAGTTAGAATCAGGCATATGGCGTGCGGATCCGTTTCGATTTCCATGCCATCGATGTAGTCGGCTATCTCCCACAGAAAGTCTGCTAGCTTGTTCTTTGCCCGGAACGGCGCAGGAAACACAGGGAATTGCAGAACGTCAGCGCCATTGGTCTTGCGGACCACGCCTGCAGATTCGAACAGGGATAGTTGCTCGGTACTCACGCAGCCTCCCAGGCATATACATCAGCCATGCGTTCAATCTCTCCGGCGCTACAATCCGGCCAGTACCGGTCGGCAACCCACTGAGCCAGTGCGTGCATGACGTTTTGAAACCTGACTTCGTCCATACTGTCGAAACTTAGGGATCTTGCCACGCGCTGTTCGAACACTTGGCCGCGCACAACATCGAATGCGATATTAACGACGCTTTCCATGTGCTGGCCTGCCTTCTGACCGATAAACGCGGCAACACACTCCGCAACAGGGTCAATCAAGATGGCCGTGTAATCGCACTCAACGCCCGATTCGATCTGCAGACGCTTAAGAACGGCGTGCGGGTCCATTCCAGAGAATGACGGAACATTCATCGCGACTACCTCGCCAAATTTGTGCGCAAGGCCCCAAAAGCCACCGTTGCGCGGCTGACTAATATCGCATTTGAGCCACTGACCAACTCTGATCTGGCGACGACGTAGTTCATCGCGATCCTGCTTTGTAGCTGGGACCATTGCCCCAACCATTTCACCTGTCTTCGGGTCAGATAGTTCGCGTACCGCCATGCGGATTGGTTGTTTTTTGCTCATGCGGCCACCCCGCGCGCGTCCTGCCAGTCGAATACCTTGACCTCGCAACCGTCTTCTTTCAGGCGGCTGTATAGGCGATCACCAATAGCAATCTTGATTTCGTCTAGCGTGAGATTTGATAGAAGGATGGTTGGCTTGCGGTTTTCATACCGGCCATTTACCACAGCGAAAAGTGACCGATGTTCTGTATCGGTTCCAGACTGAATCCCTACCTCATCCAAAATCAACAGATCAGGGAAGGTATATAAGGCGATTGCCTGTGACTCGTTGATTTTCCCGCTAAAAGATTTCGATTCGCGGATAGTGCGAGCCATGGTATCCACGGTCGTGAAGATGGCCGTCCGGTTGTAGCGATGCATGATCCGCAGAGCGATGCCGCACGAAAGGTGCGTCTTGCCGGTGCCGTAGTTGCCGAGGAAGATCGCGCCGCGCCCGGAGTGCTCGCCTTTAAACTCGTCAGCATAGGCAACTGCAAATTCCAACACATCGCGCTGCCCATCACACTCGACGCGGTAATTTTTGAGGCTGCAGGACTGGAAGCGCAACGGAATGCCTGAACTGCCCAAGGCATGCAGCCATGCAGACTTATGACGCTCAGCCGCTTCTGCAGCATCCTTTGCTATCTGTTCGGCTTCTGACTGCTTGCGGGCCTCTGCAGCGCATGTAGGGCACTTGGTCCAGACTCGCCCAAGCGGATTGCGTGAAGTGAATTCGCCATGGCGCTCGCATGTATCTTGGCGTTCTTCTGGCTGAGCCGGAATGATGGCGGCGGCAATAGCGCCAACCGATTGGAGATGGTCGTTCATTGCAGCCTCCCACTTTGGCCATAGTCGCGTTGCTGGGTGCTTTCGCTGCCAACTGACTTGGCCATTAGCCATGATGCATTGAACCCCTGCCAACTGCGTTCAGTGCAAATCTGGATTGCATCTGCCAGTGTTAGGTTTGCCTTACTGGCCTCTCTGGCGATTGCGTCCAAGGCGGTCTGCGTCAGTGGTGCGCGCTTTGCTTTGCGGATAGACAAAAAGTCTTTTGCAACTTGTTCAGCAACCCCGTCAGCAAGCAAGACAGCCAGAAAATCAGTGCGTACCGGCTTTCCCGGTGCGTTATGTTTTTTAATTACAGGATCAGAGGGGTTAGTGACAGGTTCTTGTGCGGCAATTTTCGCCGGTGGGTTCTGCGGTTTTTCGCCGGTGGCGAATTCTGCCGGTGGCGAAATTTTCCGCTGGTTTTTTGCTTTGTATCCAGTGGCGAATCCTGCCGGTGGCTTAGAGAGGTTTAACGAAACAAAATCAGTGGTTTTTGTACCATCTTGGCGGGCGCGCCCTACTCTGCTAATAAACCCATTTTTCTCTAGGAAGGCCAGGTGCTCACGCACGGTACGTTCTGACTGTTCTGTGTATTCTGCTATGTGGGCTTGCGATGGAAAACAGTGGCCGTGTTCATCAGCAAATTGAGCAAGAGCGGATAGAGTTGCCTTGCGCCCTGAGCTTCCGGTCTTTTGCTTCCATGCCCATGCGAGTGCCTCGAAACTCATGCTGCGACCTTTCTTGCAATCCACATGCCTGCCACCCACTGAATACCCTTTGGGGTGAACTTGGCTTGATTGAATGCATGACCGCCATCTGATGCGCCGGCCTTTACTACAAATCGACCGGTATTCATGTGTTGGGCCATTGGGGTTAATGCCCCGCCAAGGCGATACATAATCCCGTTCTCAATGAGAAATTCACGAAACTCGGATTCGTTGGCGTTTAGGAGCTTGCAGACTTCACGGAACCCGCGATTGCCGGTACTTGATACATAGTGGTCAACAAACTCAACGGCAGGCCGTTGCTGTTCAATTACGGCGTGTTGTTGTTCGATCTGTTCGGCTTGATTGGCCGCCAACATCAACGCTTGAGCAAAAGTTTTAGGAATACTGAATTGCGCTTGCTGTTCTAGTTCTTGCCAGCGGTCAATAATCCGTGCGCGGACTTCGTCGCTGTATCCAGCAACAACCAAGTATGAATCACGTTCAGTTAGGTCATAAACATCAACGGGACGGCCGCCAGTGGCCTCTTGGCGAGTTTTACGACTTGATCGTAAAAGTCCTTTTTCAAACAACCTATTAATGGTTGCAACCACATCGTTGTGCCTCGCTTCGCACAATTCAGCGATTTCGCGACTGCTCATTGTTAGGTTGTTATTGACTATCAGTGGTGTGTTTTGCATAATCACCCTCAGTAGGTTTTAAGCCCCGCGAGACCCGGCAAGGTCTATGACCGGGGCTTTTTGCTGTCTGTCGTTCTTGGCCGCAGACTCTGCCGTTGTTGGGTGACGCCCCAATCAGGTTTATGCTGTTGTCTCTAACCACAAACAGCGCCGATTGGAACGTCATGAAAGTCAATGAACTATCTGTTCGCACCCTTGAGTACGACATCAACCTTAGTGGGACCGCCATTCGAGTTAACCGGGTTATTGAACTTTCCGGCGGTGAAAAAATTACGTTTTCCGTTGACGTAAAGCCTGGGAAAGAGCCGACCCTTAAAGAGGTTCACCTGCTGAGCCTGGATCGAGTACAGGAGATTCTCTCGACACTCTTTCCAAGATCCCAACCTGACTAACTGCATACCGATCTTCCAAATCTTCGGGACGGGCAGCGCTTTCAACCTTTACAGCCGCAATGAGAGCGGCCCGAATACCCGAAATCAGGGCGTCGCGGTCAATTGAAATTTTCACCGTGTAAGGCTTAAATCCGCCCTGCTCTTGCGGGGCTTTTTGTTGACCAGTCACGCCGCCACCTCCCTGTCTATATCAACCGGTGCAACCTGCTCGGCACCGGGTAGAGTCACGCGCTTAGCCACCATTAAGCAGTGGGCATTCTGTGAAGCGACCCGCTCAAATTGGATGGTGCAAAGTGGGCGCCCTTCTGCGTCTGAAACGGGCAGGAAATACGCATCGGCTAGATGGCTCAGATCAATCACTAATCGATGCGAGCCATCTGGTGCCGGTACTAATCTAGTTTCAGAAACGCACGGCTTAGTCATGCGGCCGCCCGCTGCTCTTGCTGCTTACGCAACTCTTCACGCACCTTCTCTTTCAGGTAATTACGGAAGAACGCGGAGTGACTAATATCGTCACCGTTACCAGTGAGCGATTGGAGGGCGATGTATTCCTCGGCGTTGAGAAGCACCTGAACCCTTTGATCCCTTATATCTGCCATCTGAAACCCCTATTGCGTAAGACCTACACACCTGATGCACATGTATGTGGACTTAAGTTTTCTGCTCACATACTCTTCGGTTGTGAGCTACGCCCTTGCTCATGCCTCTCGGGAGCCGCTTAGCTTCCCCGCCCTGCGGCTCCCAACCTTCAAACCTTCTTCCTACTGTCATGGTCAGTCTGATCGAGCTTATAAAGCTCAGGAAAATCGCGGCATAAATTGTATGCACTTCCATCCGGGATCTCTTCAGACCACTTGGATACGGCAGCGGAGGACACCCCAAGGACACGAGCTACGCGGCTTTTGGTCCCTCGGCCCCCGCCAAAATATTTCATGACGGTTTCTCTTTTCATTTCATGATGATAACTACAGTTTGCATTAAATGCAATCCTAGGTTCACAAAATATCCGCTAACCTTGGTTGACATGAACACTCTCGGACAACGTATTCAGAAGGCGCTAGATGACCTGACTGAATCAACAGGTAAAAGGCACACGCCGAATTGGCTGGCAGTGCAAATTAAACTATCAAGAACCGCGGTTTATAAATGGATGAACAATCCAACTGCTGGCATTGATGGTGATAATTTGGTACGTGCATCTGCGGCGCTAAAGGTGAGGTCAGATTGGCTTGCGCTAAACAAAGGGCCTATGCGGGAAGATAAGTCCGATACATTTCCGTCCATAAACATTGAGGCATCGTCTCCCGAGGAACTTGCCACGAAGCTTTCAGCTTATGACGCGCAGCGAATGCTAGAAATCGTGCAAATGGCGATGAAGTTGAAAGATCAAGACAAGCTGGACGATTGAGGAAATTTGAGAAGCTCGCAATTGCGGGCTTATGTCGTTAATTTGGGAGAATAAAATTGGGAAGCCTACCGGCTGGCGTGCCGCAGAAGAAAGTGCAGATTGTTGATACGACGATACCGGTCATCGAGTATCGGGGGCAGCGGGTTATTACCCTGGCTATTATGGACGTCATCCACCACCGACCTGACGGAACGGCCAAAAGGGCATTCCAAACATACAAAGACAGGCTAGAAGAAGGAAAACACTTCTATCTTGTTGATTATACTCAAAAGAACGAATTTCGTTCTTTTGAAATTGACGTACCTCCTCGCGGCCTGACTGTCCTTACTGAGCGCGGATATTCAATGCTGGTCAAATCCTTCACGGATGACTTTGCATGGGAAGTTCAAGAGCAACTGTCAGATAGCTATTTCGACAACCAGAAGCCGATGAGCACGGCAGAATTTCTGGTGCAGCAGGCCAACCTGATACTCGAGCATGAAAACCAAATCAAGGCGCTACGCGAACATCAGCACCGGACGGACCAGCACCTAGTAGAAACAAATCAAAAAATTCGTGCCCTCAGCGAAAAGGCTGACGAAGCTTTCGAGGCGGCATCAGCTGCGCTTCAGCACAAATTCGGACGTTCTGACTATTTCACTGTGATGGCCTTCTCTTCGACTCTTGGCGTTAGCCTTGACCTGACAATGGCCAAAACATATGGCGCCAGGGCATCGCAGCTATCCCGCCAGCAAGACATGCAAATCATGAAGGTTCCTGATGAACGGTTCGGTAAAGTTAATTCGTATCACTCAAGCATCCTAAAGCAAGTGTTTGATGACCTAACGTGACTATCCGCGTCATCGCCATCCTTGTGTTTTAGATTGCGCCGCTAGGCGCCTACCACTAGCCAGCGCCAGCGGGCTTTGTATTGTCAACCATGCCTTATTGCTCTATATTGCCTACATATGTAGGCAAACAAGGAGAACGCAATGAGTGTCGCAGTGCGGATTGACGCAAATCTCTATGAGCAAGCCAGGGCTGAGGCGACGGCTGAACACCGCTCAATTGCTGGGCAGATTGAATTCTGGGCCACGATTGGCCGGGTCGCATTAGACAATCCAGATCTACCCGTATCGTTTATTGCTGAGTCTATGGCCTCAATGGCTGAGCCAAGGGATCAAGCACAGCCATTTGAGCCAAGAAGCCGTAAAGCCTCATGAAGTACGAAGCGAGACAGACCAAGCGGTTTGGGCGCCAATATAAAAAGCTGCAGGACAACATCGCGGCTGACGTAGACGGCGCTGTAGAGGCTGTTTGCACAGACCCGGATATTGGCGAACGAAAAAAAGGGGATCTAGCCTCCCTGTGGGTCTACAAATTTCGCAGTCAAGGCCAACTCTGGCTGTTGGGTTATACGCGCGACGACTCCATTCGATTGGTTTACCTGGAGGCCGTTGGGTCTCATGAGAATTTCTACCGAGACATAAAGCGGTAGCCTGCACAGAATACCTTTAGCCCGCAATCGCGGGCTTTATTGCATCGAATGTCGGTGACAATCAATCTGTATCCAGAACAATAATTCCTGATTTCATGCCAATAAATCCCGCTTTCAGAACGAGGCGTACCACATTATGTGCGGATGAATTCGCTCGGTATCCGCATTAAAGAAGAACGCATGCGTCGTGGTTGGACTCTAGAGGAGTTGGCCAGGCGTGCTAATGTCAGCAAAACCCTCATCTCTGAACTTGAGAACGATCCCAATCGTGGTACAACAAAACTCTTGCAACTTGCGAGAGCGTTCAAGATGAATCCAGTGTACCTAGAGACGGGCAAAGGCCCGCGCGATAACCTGGTTGATCCGGCTGGCGCCTACATTTCTGCCGAGTCAATTGAAGACCTTGCCGACAAGTTGGTAGCGCGTGGCGACGAAGAGGTTATAAAGCTCTGGCGCGCCATTCTCGCCGCCAAAACAAAATAATAGTCAACTGTCCTATCTTACAGTTGTAAGTCATTACGCATGGCTTGCGTATCAAGTAAACTTGATACCAAACACTAGAGTTTCTTGCTGTTCGCCTAGGTGGTATCTACCATCCCCTAATGGATACTTTTCAGGCACGGCTGCGCCATTTAAAACAGCGCGATCGCATTATAGCGAAAGAAATTGCAAGAGCCTGTGGGGTATCCGTTCAGGCCGTTTTTGGATGGCTTAGTGGTACATCAATGCCAAAACCGCAAAATGTTGTAGCACTTGCAAAAATGTTCGGCGTGTCAAGCGATCACCTTATTAATGGTGATGCAGATAGCGTACGCGCCGAATCTCTAGATCTAATCCGCGCCGCCCTCCCTACCCTATCTAACGACAAACTTGAGTTGCTCGCTAAGGTTGCGGTCGAATTCTCTAAAAGCACTTGATACACTAAGTACAACTACTTATTCCGCCGCCTATTCTCAGGGGGTAGCCTTATCTCTCACGCCGCACAATCAGACGGCCAATCTGTGAGAGACAATAACAATGAACACGAGCACACAATCAACGCAGCCGCACCCTCCCGCTTTTTTGGCAGAACTACACATCACATTAAGCCACGATAGAAAATTCAACATTGTGCAACAGGGCGACGTTGGCGCCATCCTCTCTCTCATTATTGCTCGCCTCGGCTTATCTAAATAGAAACACTCAATAACGGGCCACTTCCTCGGCCCGTCAGTCCCCTGCCCTAATTTCCACTACTGTGATTTGAACACCCAGGTTTCCATTCAATGCAAACTTAAGTTGACACCATGCGAACCAAGGTTTACATTTACCACATCAGCTCAGCAACGCCGAGCACCGATCTTTGAAAACCTACAGGGATAGCAAGCCGATATCGCCGCAAGGCGTCCTAGGCCCGGCCCCAGAATTAGCCCCGCGCCGGTAAAGCGGGAGCAAGTCGAGTGAAAGCAATCACTCGTGACCAGTAGACGAAGCGACGCAGGCTAAGAATGAAACTGGAAAACGCCGACCGACAGCGGCGAGTTGACTGAAGACATAGCCCATTCGCAAGAGTGGGCACATTGGAGCGCTCAGTATCGGTTTGGTGGGTGGAGCGCACCCGTATGCCAAGCCCGTTCCAATGTGATGCAGCGCGGACGCCACTACGAGGGCCGCGAGTTTAACCGGGAGACGATCATGTAACCGCGCCTTGCTGTGACATTTTCAACTGCGGCTTCGCTGGGGAGCGAGTCCGTTTTCCAAAGGCGCTTCGACGAGGTGGTTTTGGTGATTTTACCGGGGAGCGGCGCCCTGAGCACAACAGCTGATTTGTGGCGCGACCGGTCGCCGTAAGCGGCCACCCGGTAAGCACATTCCGACGAGTGCGTTTACCGGGTCTGGATGACTTCCGCATTCAAGACGGACCCATTAAATGTCCACGAATGCGCTGATTCGCTTCGGCAGTTCCGGAGTGCGGGCTTTGCGACTGAGCCAAATCATAGAGTGTGAGGTGGCGACCGCACAGCGCCTGACGGCCGGGAAAGACCGGCGCCAACACGCATGGCGACTGAGCATCGGAAGTCTGTGCCAGGCAACCACTGATGCGGCACCATCCGCCAGCCGTGTTGGTAAACGCACCAACTAAGACTGACAACACGGCATGAGTCGCGACGACATGCGGGCCACAACACAAAGGCCAAGCGTCCATGAACGGCAACAGGGCATGCGCAGGGCGCCAATGACAAGCTACTGGTCTGACTTTGCTGGGGGGAAAGAAACCAGCACCAACAAACGTGTTCTCCTTGTGTTTTCTTTGCCCGCCTCGTGCGGGCTTATTTTTTAGGAGCGTGACAATGCAAATAGCAACCCTGGAATGTGGCGACGTGAAGTTGTCCGCCCCGCTACACCGGATTGAAAAACTAATCGCCAGCTTGTTCGCCGAGCCGGCGGTCACCGAGGTTCGGACGGTAATCGGCGTGCTGCTGCACGAGGGCGAGGATTATGCGGGCCTGGTGTTTGATGCCGAGACTGGCGAGCCGTCGCACCACTTGATTCTCCTACCCGGCGAGTTTAAAGGCGGATGGCAGCAGGCACTGGACTGGGCAGCATCGATCGGTGGGGAGCTGCCGACGCGTCAGGAGCAGTCATTCCTGTTCGCCCAGCTCAAGCGCCTGTTCTCCGGCGACTGGCACTGGTCTTGCGCGCAGTGCTCGAGCGGCGTCGCCTGGGCGCAGTACTTCCGCGGCGGCACCCAGCACGGCGTCTTCAAGGTCACCAGCAGTCGTGCTCGAGCCGTCCGCAGAGTCGCCTATTCATCTATTCAGTAATTTAACCCGGCATCGCCGGGTTTGCTTTTGGTGTCCACCATGAAAGCCAAATACGACCGCAAGACCAAAACCGTAGTAATCGTCCGCCAGAACGGCGACTTCGAATATTCGCAGCGGTGCAGCAGCGTGACCGAGGCGAAAAAAATCGCCGCCAAGTATGGGGCTGCATTTGCGGAGGGATCTGCATGAAAAACATCGAATACATCATCGGTCACATGACCGAAGAAATGAAAGCGGATCTGATCCGCCGCGGCTGCGTTCAGATCAAGTTCCTGTTCTGGTCCCGTCGCGGGACGCCAGTACACATGGGGGTGATGCAATGCTACGTCGCGGGGAAATCCTTGGAATTGGCGGCCTAGTGTTCGCGCTGGCCGTGATTTATACCGTTTCGGCTGTGTGCGGAAGGCTTTTTTAATGGACTCGGCACAGCGGAAGTTTTGGAACTTTGCGGCGGTCGGCGTGGTGGTTTTGGCCGTGCTGTTTACCGCATGCGTGATGCACTGGAGTTGATTATGGGAAAAATGGCTGAGTACAGCGCCGAGCAGCACTCGTTAAACGATGGCCCGTCAGATTGCGACGGGCCTTATTCGTTGCCGGGCGAGACTCCGACTAATGTGTCGAGCATGATGGCGGCGCAATTCAAGCGCCAGGTGAAAGCGATGTTGCCGCGGTGGTGCCGGGTTTCCGTAGAGGTGGCAGACAGCGGGGTACATACGCTCGTCGTTGATTTTGGCGACAGCAAGTACAACTCCACTATTGCCGACTACGGGGACGCCGGGCTTGATCGAGTGAAGAAGGGTTGCGCGGTGGGCGTCGCCATGGGCGAAGACAGTCGGCGCCTAGCGGAAAACAAAGTTGCTCAGCGCGCGGTTGGATCCGGCGTCTACAGCAGCAGGTTCGATTAATGCGCGCCTTTATTGATGTTTCACCAGTAGCGAGCCGGCGACGCGCTGACGAGGTGGCGCATTTCCGCGCGATTAAGCTTGGCGGGAACATGAACCGCACTATCACGGACGCGGATCGCAGTCTCACACTGCGCCGCAACGACCGATTTGAACGCGAGATGGCCCGGGCTCTGTCTGGCGCCGATTTCGCATAATGAGGGCATGATCATGAAGGTCTACCAGGCCATTGCCGCGGTGGCGGCAGAAATGGCACAACAAGGCATCAGTAAAGACGGGCGGAATGCGGCGCAGGGATTTAGTTTCCGGGGCATAGACTCAGTGTACAACGCGCTGGCACCGATTCTCGCAAAGCACTTGCTATGCATCCTCCCTCGTTGCATCGAAAGAACAGTGGTCGAGCGCACGAACGCGAAAGGAACGGCGCTATTCTATGTGACCGTGCACGCCGAATTTGACCTGGTCAGCGCGGAGGACGGCAGTAAGCACACCGTCGCCATGTACGGCGAGGCGATGGACAGCGGCGACAAGGCCACCAGCAAGGCGATGAGTGCTGCCTACAAATATGCAGCATTCCAGACCTTCTGCATTCCGACTGAGGAAACGGCAGTGGATGCGGACAGCGAATCACACGAAGTACGAACGCGCAAATCGTCGGCGCAAGTCGCTCTTGAGGCAGATCTGGACGCGGTGGGTGCAGACAAAGCCAAATTCCTTACGTTGGCCACTAGCGTCGGCTGGAACCTCCCGACCCTCGACGGCATGGCAGATGCCCCTGACTGGTATGCATGGGCATCCGAACAAATCAGCATCAAAAGGAAGAAGGTAGCTTAGATGGCATCCGTCAATAAAGTGATTCTGGTTGGCAATCTCGGCAAAGACCCTGAAATGCGCTACATGCCTAGCGGAGAGGCCATTGCCACCCTGTCGATCGCTACCACCGATTCCTGGATGGACAAGGCCTCGGGCCAACGTCAGGAAAGCACCGAATGGCACCGCGTGGTGCTCTTCGGTAAAACCGCCGAAGTGGCCTCGCAGTACCTGAAAAAGGGTTCGCAAGTCTACATCGAGGGTTCGATCAAGACGCGCAAATGGCAGGATAAAGAAACCGGCCAAGACCGTTTCAGCACCGAAATCCGCGGCGACCGCATGCAAATGCTCGGCGGCAAGGGTGGGAGCGATAGCCAGGACGACCGTGCGCCAGCCAGTAGCGCACCGCCGTCTTCGCCCCGGCGCAAGGCGCCCGCGCCGCAGGTGATGAATGACATTGACGATGACATTCCGTTCGCACGAATTGGGCTTGAAAACCGCACAATCATTCACTGCATTTAACCGGGACTCATCATGGCACAAATCGCACGTATCTTTGACGTTGAAACCACCGGCCACATCGACAAGAAAACCGGTGCCCTACCAGATGTGATCGAGTCCGCGTGGTTGGAATTGGACGCGCCGCCGGTCTGTGGCGTTATCGATCAGTTCGAGCAGCGCTATAAGCCAACCAAGCCGATCAACCTGGGCGCGCTGGCCACACATCACATCCACCCTGATGACCTAGTTGATTGCCCGGCGCACACGAATTTCGCGCTGCCGGCGACCGACTATCTGATCGGCCACAACGTCGATGGTTTCGACTGGATCGTCATTGGCAAACCGCCAGTCAAGTTGATCGACACACTCGCTCTGGCGCGCATGGTATGGCCGGCACTCGACAGTCACACGCAAAGCGCCCTGCTGTATCACCTCAAGGGAAAGGCGGCGCGCGAACAGCTGCGCAATGCGCACAGCGCCCTGGCTGATATCTGGATCTGCCGCGAAATCCTGCTGGCGCTGATGAACGACCTCAAGGCGACGAGCTGGCAGGAGCTGCACGAACTGTCCGAACGCGCGCTGATTCCGACTGTGATGCCATTCGGTAAGCATCAAGGGGTGCCGCTTGCGCAAGTGCCGTCCGATTACAGGCGCTGGCTGCTCAACCAACCCGACATTGACCCACGGCTCCGCGCCGCGCTCACCAAATAACCAACCCTGCTCCGGCAGGGTTTTTCATGGAGATCACCATGGAACAACCCGAACAAACCGACCTCGCCATCGTCGAGCCGTCCGAGATCGCCAAGCGCGAATTGCTCACCATCGACCCGCTGACCTACGTCACCGCCGTCTACGCCCAGCACCACACCGATCTGGCCGCAGCTATCGCAGCCATCCCGGTTACGATCGACATGCAGACGACGGCGGGTTACAAGCGGGCCACGACCTGTCGAGCGACATTCCGTGGCATTCGTACCAGTGGGGATGCCACTCGCAAACTGCGCAAGGCTCCAATCCTTGAAATCGGCAAGATGCTGGAATCGCATTACAAGGCGCTGGAAGCTGAAGTCACCCCGTACGAAACCCAGTTTGACACCCTAATCAAAGACGAAGATGCGCGCAAAGAGGCCATCAAAGCCGAAAAAGCGCGCGTTGAGGCTGAGCGAGTCGACGCCATCCGCTTCCGGATCGACGCCTTTGGTCTCGTGGCGCTGGACTGCGCTGGCAAGTCGTCCGAGCACATTCAAGGCGCGATCGACACCGTCACGGCAGTCGAGATCGACGCCAGCTTTCAGGAGTTTTCCACCGCGGCCATTTCTGCCAAGCAATCTGCGCTCGAAAAATTGGATCTGGCGCTGGACGGCGCCAAGGAGACCGAAGCCGAGCAGGCACGGGCCAAAGCGGAGCGCGAGGAATTTGAGCGCCAGCGCAAGCAACAACAGGAGGATGCCGCCGCGCTCGCCGCTGAGCGCAAGAAGCTGGATGCTGAGCGTGCCGAGCAAGAGCGCGCAGCACAGGCCCAGGCTGACGCCCTTACCGCTCAGCGGGCAGAACTAAAGCACCAGCAGGATGCACTGGCGGCGCAGCAAGAAGCTGCGAGGATTGCGGCCTTGCCGAAGCCCGAACCGACCATCATCGAATTGGCGCCCGCGCCGAGCCCAAGCCAATCAAGCGCACCACCACGACTCACCTCGGTGGCGCAGGCGCCTCGCCAGCCGTTGCAGGACACCGCCGAGATAATCCTGGCCGAGTTTGTGAACGCCTACGAGGATGGCAGCGAAATCCACATGCAAAACGTCTACAAGCGCGCCAAGGCACTCGCTGCCCAGGCCGCGTAACCAAGGATCAGACCATGAAAACCAAAACCCAAACCATCGACCCACGCACTCTGCGCCGCCAACTCGGGCTGTCCCAATCCGACTTTTGGGATCAGCTCGGTGTCACGCAATCAGGTGGCTCGCGCTATGAAAGTGGCCGCGCCATGCCGAAGCCGGTGCGCAAGCTTCTCGGCGCCATCTACCTGGGCGAAACCGTTAATCCTTACCATCGCGAGGCCGCGTGATGTGGTTTAAGCAACTATCGTTTTACAAGCTGCCCGACACGATCGGGCGCAACGAACTGGCCGAGCGGCTTGAAAAGCAGCCGTTCACACCATGCATGGGCCTCGGCTGGTTCAGTGAAGGCTGGCAGACGCCGGCCAGTCACGTCGACGGCCCGGTGTTCGCCGCGCGCGATTGCCTATTGGTATCGCTCAAGCGCGAGGACAAAGTGTTGCCGCCCGCAGTGATCAACAAGAAGCGCGATGAGGTGGCCGCTGAGATCGAGCGGCGCGAAGGGTGCAAGCTCGGGCGCAAGGCAAGACAGGCCCTTAAAGAACAGATCGCCGACGCTTTGCTGCCCAAGGCATTCACCCGGGACAGTCGCAAAGTTGGCTACATCGACAACCGCCGCGGTTGGCTGATGGTCGACACGGCGACGTCAAGCAAGGCCGAAGCACTGGTCAGCAAGTTGCGCGAGGCGCTTCCGCCCTTCCCGGCCGCATTGCCTCGCACCAAGCAGGCGCCGCACACCGTAATGACCGATTGGCTGGCTGCTGGCGAGGCCCCGCACGGTTTCGAGCTTGATTCTGATGTTGAGCTGCGCGACCCAGGCGAAAACGGCATGGTGATCAGCGCCAAGCGCGCAGACCTGACCGCTGACGAGATCCGCCAGCACATCGCCACCGGCAAGCAAGTCACCCGCCTGGGGCTGATCTGGAAAGAACGGATCCGCTTTGTGCTGACCGACAACCTGCAATTGAAGCGCATTCAGTTTCTGGACGTACTGCAGGACGAGGCAAATCAAGCCGGTGACGACAGCGCCAGCCTGTTCGAAGCTACGTTCACCCTGATGAGCGAGGAACTGGGCGACCTGGTCGAAGCGCTGATTGAGGCGCTGGGAGGCATTGAGGACGCATGAGTTTGCAGCGCCGCAAGTGGATATTTCACGCAATAAGGAAGCATCGGAGGTCTGAAATGGAACATCACAAACACGAGCCGGAGGAAGAAGGCTTTGTCCGGTTGCCGCTGCTGCAGGCCATGTACGAAGCGGCCAGACGCAAGCAGCAGCAAGATGCTCGCCAAGAAGTCACCACCCCGCCCGCTCGGCAAGATCAAGACAAAGCAGCATAACAAACAACACCCCGCCCGCTCCCTCAGCGGTAATCCTGCAACGCACACGGCCTGTCCTGGCTAACTGCGCGGGGGATTGAAATCAACGACCCGCCGTGTGGCGGTTTTTCTTTTTCCTCTTTGGAGATTCCCATGGCAAAAGTAGCAACTCTGCAGATCGGCGATACCAGCATCTCGGTCCCGCTCAAAAAGATCCTGAAAGCAATTTTAGAAGACGCCGCGCAGGAGCTGGCGCCATCGAATGCCCCACAAGTTGGCGAGTCTTGGCCAGGGCAAGGCGGCAAGGTGGCTGGGCTGATCAAGCCAGATGACGGCACGGAGCCCTACTTTCTGATTGTCTCGACCAGCAAGGCCGGGCGAAATA